TTCCAATAATCCAGCACCTCCAGTAACAAGTATTTTCATTTATTATATTGAATTAAATAGATATTTTTTTGATATTATTATTAATATAATTATTTAACTCAAATCTATATAATAAATGGGATAAAATACCTATTCTAGTAAAATAATCACCAATAAGAGCATAAACGTCTTTAGGTGTATGTTTTTTTTCATATATATTGATAATTAATTTATCAGGTATATAAATTTCTTTAGAATTATTTAATGAATATGATATAGATCTAAAACGTATTTTGTAATAATTTGATAAGTATATAAAATTCGCAAAATCATAAGAATAATCTTTTGAATTACTTTCTAAATATTCACAAGGGGAATCCCTTTGTTGTGTATCAAATGCTAATATATGAACTGAATTTTCAATTAAATATAGTAATATATTATAATCTTTAAGAATACATATGTCATCGATATCTTTAATGCATATTTGTTTATAAGCTTTAATATTTATATCTAAAGGAATGTCGAAAACACCTACAGAATTTATTATAATTTCATTAAACATTTAAATATAGTATATATATATTTAAATTAACTAAAATTGTTTATTTTTTAATTGTTAAACTTATACTTTCTTTGATAAAATATATTATTTTTATTAAGTACTTTATAGGTAAATATTTTTTAGAATTGATTACAAATATTTTTAAATTTTTATATAAAAACAGTATACCTTGTTTTATAGAAGGAAATAATGATAATAATGAATTAATTAACCATTTTAGATATGGATATGTATATGGAGATGTATATCCTATAACACTTAATACACTTATTCCAATTAATGTCAATAATAAAGTATTAAGTACTATATTTCTAAAATAAATATTATTAGTTAAATAATCTTCTTTTATAAGTTCTTTTCGTATTTCGTATAGTTTATCATATTCATAAAAATAATTAAAATTTTCTATTTTAGATTTTAAATTTGGATTATTTTTTATTTTTTCCTGAGAAAGTAATGCATCTTTATCTTTTTTCATGTCAAATAAATATTTACTATATAATTTTTTAACACCGATATATTCAAATGAATTTGACGCGCTATTTACAACAATTTGCGCAGTTTCTTTAATTGCTGCTTTTGCAACATCTTCAGTTTTTTTATAGATATACATTAGGTATTTTTTAGTCTCAGTACCACATGGATCTATAAAATCCCAAGTATAGTATGTACTGTATAATGTAATTATAAATGCCGGTGTATATCCAAAAATAATTTTAAGTATAAAATAATACTGACCTAAAATTGGAACTCCTGATATAATAGCTGAAATAGATCCAAGAGTAGTTGATGCAGTTGTAATAACTCCACCAACAGTTGCTGCAGTTGCTCCAAGAATTGGAATTGTATAACATAATATAACTATAACAATTAAAGTACATATTATTCCTAAAATAGTTTTTTTAACACCACTATATTTAAAATTACAAGGATCATTTTCTTTACCAAAATTAGCAATTTTACTCAATACTTGACCTTTTAAATCTTTATCTATATTTCTGTTTGATATAATAGTAGATAATGATGTCATATAGTCATGAATGTTTAATTTTAATAGTTTGTTATTTAATATACATTCTTTAATAGCTGAAAAATTGATATCAAACTCTTCTATAGTTTTAATAGATATAGTTTTGAATTTATCTATTTCACTATTGATAAAGTAAATAATATCATTATTATTTACTTTACATGCTCCATCAATTTTACTAGATCGAATATTAAAATATAATAAATTAGATATGATTTCAATGGAAGAAATAAAATTAGTTTTAAACCTATTAATATAAGATTCTATTTTTTCTTGAAACCATATACAATAATTAATAAAATTTTGTTGATAATCATCTAATGGATCATCTTGATAAAAAATACTAAGCAGATAATTAATAAAATTCGTTATTTTATTTTCTATATATTTTATAGTATCTTCTACTTTCTTATAATTATTGTCTAATACAATCCGTATTTTAATAATTATTTCTTGGTATTCTATTTCATTTATGGCATTTATAGCATCATATACAGTTTCTAATTTTTGTTTCTCTAATTTTAAATAATCTTTAAGTGTACTTTTATCATATTCAACTATCTCACCAAATAAGCATGTATATATTTTTATAAGATCATTATAATATTTATCAAAATAATTTTTTATATTTTCATCTGATTTATTACTTATATACAATATTTCATCTTTAATTTGATTAATAAGATCTTTTTCAAGTATAATATTACATGCATTAAATTTATCTTCTTTTGATGAATCATTATCAATAACTATATTATCTGAAGTAATTTCAGGATGTATATCTGAATTAAATAAATTAGTATTTATATTATGATTATCATTTCTTATTTTTATATTTAAACAATTTTGAGCTAAATCACAAGTAGACAGATCTTCACAATTTTCATATATTGTATTTAGTTTTTTTATATTATTTTTATCTATATAACTATATATCTCTTTGATTTTTATATTTTGTTTTTCTGCAAATTTTTTAAATACTTCTTCCAATTTAAATACTTCTTCTAATTTAGATTCTTCAGATATATATATTTTTATATATTGATTTAATTCTTTTATATTTTCTTCGCGAGTTCCACTAAATTCAGGTCTTATATCATTATTACAGTATTTATTAATAACTTTAATAAATTCATTATCATTTTTATTATCTGATGAAAGTAAACTATATATCCATATTTCATATGTGTTAATTTTTTTTTCATTTTGTTCAGTAAGTGTTGTGTTAATCACACTTAATAAACAGTTGATTTTTTTAATATCTTCTATAGAAGATATATTGCAATTTTTACTATCTTTTGATTTACAAATACGTGTTAGTTCTATATTAAGAAATGTTAATAACATATTCCTTTTTGAACATAATTCTTTTATTTTAGAATTTAATTTCTTACGGATATTATTGATATCTATGCTAAATTCTTGATTATTATATTTAAAAACAATGTTTTTTTTACAATTATATATGAATATCTCAGAAGCTACTATTGGTGGTGGAAAATTTATTCTAGTTATTATAGCTTTTATCCAATTTTTTTTACCTATGTTATAATATTCTATTGTACTGTTATTACAGTATTCTGTAATAATTTGTTTATCTATATCAATATCTTCTGGTACAGCAGAAAACAAATTAGTAAAAGTAGATAAAAAAGGAATATAACTTTCATCGTAATTTCTTATATAATTTGGTTTTATATTTATTATATCATTTGTATCATTATCTTCGCGAATATCATATGTAATTGCTAGTTTTAATTGTGTATAAAAAGATATAAATTGCGATTCTAACTCTTCTTCAATAAATTTATTATCTATTTTTCCATTATCGATATAATAATTATATATTGATTTTTTAATGTCTTCATTTAAACGATTTAAATAAGTACATCTGTATTTATTAATATTTTCACCTTTATTACATTCATTTTCAATAAATTTACAATCAGCATCACTCATTTTATTATAATTAGAATTTATAATTTAAACGAATAAAAAACTTTTTAATAATTAATAGGTATGTCAAATAATGAAATCGATATATTAGATATTGACATGAAAATACGTTTAAATTTTAAAGAAGAAGAAATGAAACTAAATATATATAAGACCAGATTAAGTGATATAAGAACAAGTTTAGAATTAAAAAATATAAGACAAAGAGTTATAAATACACTAATACAGACAGAAAGAAAACTTTCTGAACATATAAATGATATTGAAAATAGTATATCATTTAATTTTTATGTTACAGAAATTGCATTCTTATTAGAGAAATATAAAGAAATATTATTAAAACCTATGAAGATTAGTTTTACTGGCAAACCAGTGAAAAATAATAAAGAGAAAACGAAAATTATTAATGAATATTTAGAAATAGCAAAGAAATATGTAGATATTGAAATAATACCAAAAGAAAATAGCAAAGAAAATAGTAGACAAAATGATAGACAAAATGATAAAATAATATGTAATAATTGTAACAATAAAAAAGATTTTGATGCAGTTGATTCTAACGTTTATATCTGTTCTCATTGTTCTTCTCAACAAGTGATACTTAAAAATATATCATCTTATCGGGATATTGACCGCGTGAACATTTCTTCTAAGTATCTCTATGATAGAAAGATACATTTCCGAGATTCCATAAACCAGTATCAAGGAAAACAGAATAGTACCATAGAACCAAAAGTATATGAAGATCTTGAAAAACAGTTTGAATTACACCATTTACTTGTTGGAGATAAAAATACTAATAAAAAGATAAGATTTAAAAATATAACTAAAGAACATATTAATATGTTTTTGAAAGAATTAGACTACACAAAACACTATGAAAATGTAAATTTAATACATTATAATATGACAGGTGTAAAACCTGATGATATAGGTTATTTAGAGGATAAATTAATGGATGATTTTGATATTATTATAGCATTATATGATAAAATATTTAAGAATATTAACCGTAAAAACTTTATAAATACCCAGTATATATTGCATCAATTATTAATTCGTCATAAACATCCATGTAAGAAGGAGGATTTTACGATATTAAAAACAATTGATAGAAAAACATTTCATGATGAAATATTTCAACGATTAGCGTCGGAATTAGGTTGGAATTTTACAGCAAGTTTTTAAGCTTGTAATTTATATATAAATAGGTTTTTCTCCGCGAGGAAAAAACCTAAATCATATAAATAAGTTAATAAATAGGTTACAATTTTGTAATAAATTGTAACCTAAAATTTCATATATATTTTGATTTTTATTAATTTTGAAAATAATAAAAACTATTTAAAGACGTATGATATATAATAAAACATGGAAATAGAAAACTTTGATATAGTCAAATTTATAGATGAAAATCCTCTTGCAAAACTAACTAAACCATATCAGAGTAAGTTAGTAAATAAAATTAAAGAAACATTTTCAAGCACAGAACAACAGTTATTTTTAGCTAGTTTTTATTGTTATTTAAATTACAAACCAAATGAATTTGTAGTTGATCTAGACACAATATGGGAATGGCTTGGATTTTCGCAAAAAATTAGAGGCAAAGAATTATTAGAAAAAAATTTTAAACTCAATGAAGACTATAAATTAGTTTTTTCTGAACAGAGAAAAAACTCAAAAGAAGGAAGACCAAAACAACAAATATTAATGACAATTAAAACATTTAAAAAAATTTGTATGAAAGCTACAACTAAAAAAGCTAATGAAATTCATGATTATTTTATTAAACTTGAAGAAACACTTCAAGAATTAGTTGATGAAGAAAGCTCTGAGCTTAGAAAAGAATTGCAATTCAAGGAGTATTTATTAGAAAAAAGTAAAAAAGAAACTGAAAAATTTCAATTACAACTTGAAAAAAAGAAAAGAAAGAAATATGAACGTTCAAATAGTGTTTATATTATAAGTAATCCATCTATAAAAACAAAAAATAAAAAGAAATTTTTAAAAATAGGAAAAACAGGTGATAGGAATGGTAGATTAGAAAATTATGGATCTGGAGCACCTTTAGACTATAAAATAGAATATTCTCGGGCTCTTTGTAGTAAAAGAGAAGAATCTGCTATAGAAGGATTAATGTTAGTGATATTTGATAATTATCGTGTTATTAATGAAATAGAAAGTAAAAGAGAATGGATATCTGGAGTAGATTTAGATATATTACGAAAAGAATTAGATATTTTAGTTGATTTTTTAGAAACTAGAAAAAATTTTCATGATCCAAAATTTATACCAGGAAATGATAATAAAAAAGAAATTGATCTACCAACAGATATTGAAAAGAATAATTTAAAAACTGATAGCGATATAGATGAATTCGACAGTGATAGTGAAAATAATGATTGTATTGAACAATCTGAAACAGAAGTTAATAAACAAGAATCAGAAGAATCAGATAAAGCTGAAATAGAATTTATTTTTGATGAAGAAGAAGAAGATAATAATAATGAAAATAGTCAAATTAATCCATCTGATTTTGATAAATTTATTTCTGATTGTTGCATAGTTGATAAAGAAAATCCTGAATATTTTACTCCAAAAAGTGATTTACGAAATGCACATCATATATGGAGTAATTGTACTTTAAAAAATGTGAAAGCAGAATTTGAAAAATATTTAACTAAAAATTTTAAATCTGGAGCTACTTTTATTGATAAAAGTAGAAGAAATGTATATCGTGGATTAAGACTTAAAGAATTAGAATTTAAACCTTCAGATAATAATTTAGATTATGAGCAGTTTATTAGTGATAGATGTGGTGTAAATTATCACTATAGAATAAGTTATGGGTCTTTTTACGAATATTTTGAAAAATATAAAAAAGAAAAAGACTCAGATTACAAATTAAGTAAAGAATATAAACAACAAATTAAAACATATCTTAATAGTAAATTTTTATATGGTCGTGTATATATTTCAAGTGTTGAAAAATCGTCAGGACTTCATGGTATATATGGTATTGGTATAAAAGATAATAATTTTGGATTAAAAGTTCCTCCAAGAAAAAATAAACAAGTAGGTGAATATGATTCTGTATCTAATAAGTTATTGCAAACATTTGATTCTATTATTTTAGCTAGTGAAGTATTAAAAATACCATTTTCTTCATTAGGAAATAATATACGTTTTGGAAAAATAATAAATAATAAAGTTTATAAACTTATTGAAAATAAATCGTAATATTTTTAAACTCAAAATATAGTTTAAAAATTAAACATAAATATTTATCTTAATTTTTTAATATGATTTAATTAAAGATAAACAATGTACTTTATTTGTTTTAAGAGAGATATTTTTCTAAACAAGTATTAATATCAATAAATATTGATAAAATCTCAGGTATATTTTTAAATTTAAATTTTGTCATATTATAAGTTAAAATTATATTATCATTTATGTATCTACATCTAAATGTATCATATTCACCATTTTTAATATTTAAATAATGAAATATACCTGTATTATTGACAAATGTATTATGAACATTATTTGTAAAATTTATGAATTCTTCTACTTGTTCATTAATTAAAGAAAAATCGAAAGAACATTCTAAGTCATCTGTTTCAATTTTAAAATTTATTATAAAATAATTTTCAATATCATTTTCAATACCATCTTCTACTTCTAATTTTTCAACTGAGTAATGTATTTTCATTTAATTAATTTTATTTATACTTTTAAATAGAATTAAGGTGTTACTTTTGCACATACATCTTTTACAAATTCATGTATTATCTCTGAACTTTCTCCTTTTGCTACCTTTTTTATTTCTGTTTTCTGTTTCTTATATTTAATTAAAAAATCTATTATCTCATCACTTTGTTTTCCAAATATGTCTGATTCTTCTTCATTCATATTATTACTTGTATTTCTGTTCAAATCAGATAATCTATCATATAACTCTTGTATATATTGGTCTGTCAAAATACTATTTTGTTCATCTATAGATTTAAATAGTTTTTCACATAGTTTTTTCATATCTGGATCAGATACTAAATTACCTTCGCTATCTTTGTAACTTATTTTACGACGTGCAAAATCCGGACATGTTATTCTATCTTTTAAAGGATAATCAAGAGCGTATTTAGCATATCCACTAGGACCATTTTTAATATGTTCTAAAGTTAAAAATTGAGCTTGTTCTTTTAGATGATCATCAGTTATAGGAAGTAAATTATTTATAATATTGTTTATTCTTTGATTATTATTTTGAATATGCGTAGGTTTTGAAGCAAGTTTATTTTGAAGATCTTTAATCTGATCATCTTTTTCTTTTAGTTGTTGTTCTTTATCTTCTAAACGTTGTTTTAACAATATATTTTCAGTTTTTAATAGATCAAAAGATATATAAAAATCCTTGCATTTTGTTTTATGTTTATTCATCATTTGTTTGCTTGTAAAATTTTTATTACAATAATTGCATATAAAAGCGTGATCTATATTCTTATTTTGAATTTCTAAACAATATTTAGCTGTTTTTTTATGTGTATTTAAAGCTGATAAACTTGAAAATTTATTATTACAAAATTCACAATTCATTTTGTTATTTTATATAATATAAGGTTCTTTTAAATTTATTAATAAAAATTAATCTGATTAATTTGAATCGGAATAATTCGAACTCATTTCCAATTCATTTAATCAAATTTAATCAGATTTAATCAAATTTAATCAAATTTAATCAAATTTAATCAAATTTAATTGGTTTGATTAAATCATTTCAGGCTCTTACAGTTCAATTTTTTGATTTTTTGTTCAAAACACAACTTTTGTGTGTGTGTCAAATCCGCGGATATAGGAAAACCTGAAAATCTGCAAAGTCACAAAAACTAAAACTTTTGTTTTTGCGAGAAATATTTTTAGAAATTATTTAGAAATTATTTATTAAAAATTATTAAGTAATATATTTTCAACTGATTCAAGCGCGCCTTCACACCATCCTTGATTTCTTGAAAATGCTTCACCTATACAATAAATGTTTTCATAAGGATTTTGTGCTAATTTCAAAAACTGTTTCCTATTTTTATATTTTTTATCTAATGGCGTAAAATAATGTGTTCCACATTTCCAATAAACAAATTTACATTTTTCTACTTTCACAGTTTGATTAAAAATTTTCTTGATATTTTGTTCTACTATTTCTTCTTTATTTTCTATTGTAGTCCATTTATCAGCAATTTTATTATCAGAATAACTAATCATATATATGCATTTTTCTCTGTTCATTTCTATTATTTTCTGAAATGGTTTTTCCGTAACTATAAATCCACTATAATTTTTCAAAGGCTCGTTTAATTTAACATATAAACGTACAAAAGTCTGACATCTAATACTGTCATATATATCTGTAAATTTGGTTTTTAGTATTTTTTTTATATTTTTAGGAGGTATCGCTAGAAATATTTTATCATAAATTTTATTTTTTATTTTAAACTTATCTTTTACAAACACGATCTCATTTATCTCTGTATTCAAATAAATATTACAGATTTTAGAGAAAGCATCAAGCATTTCTCTCCATTTTATGCTAAATGCTTTAAATCCTCCGACACAATCATCAAATCCATAATCGTATATTGTGTCAATTATATCTGCATCTTCAAAATCTGTTCCATTAATACTTTTGGTAAAATGATTATATATTTTTACACCTAATATGTTTTTAGCAAATTGTGAGAATGTATATTTACTTCTATCATAAAACGGAATAAATTCTTTTAATTGTTCTATTATAGCCAATATATTATAAGGTTTGAATGTATAAGAAAATTTAGTTTTATATTCGGTTGTTGTAACGTTTAATTCTTTACATAATTTATATAGTAATTTATCTTTTCTTTTTCTACCTATACCAGCGCCGGCAACAACATCTATACCATCGAATTTAATAACTTTAACACGACCACCGATTTCTTTATTTTTTTCATATACATCTACATTATATCCTAAATTATTTAATTTATATGCACAATATAAACCAGATATTCCAGAACCGATTATAGCAACTTTCATTTTATAATATGTAAGAAAAAATTAGGGAGAAAATGAAATAAAATTAATATAAGAAGAAATAAAGATAGAAGATTTTCTTTTTTAAACTTGTTTTATAGTTTAAAAAATAAATTAAAGTATTTAAAACTTTTTGTTTTAAAAGAATAATTTTAATCTATAATTAAAATATATTTATTTGAGTATATAAATTAGTATATTTATTAATAAATGTTTCAAAGTCATTTCCATATTCTGCTTTCCATTCTTCTCTTTTTAACTGAATATGTTCTTTAATAAAATCTATAAAATTAATATCTTTATCTAATATACCATCTAATACTTTTTCGTTATTACATTCTTTTAACACTTTATCTAAGTATGCATAAATAATACTTTTATATTGTTCTTCATTAGACATATATACAGTTAGATTTGGATCATCTGTAAAACCCTGTATTGTATTAATTAAACCAGATAATATACGTGTAGAACAATGTTTATGCATTTCAAAAATTTCTTCTGCTATACGTGTGTATAATTCATCATTTTTTTGTATAGATATCCAATTCCATAAACTAAATAGAATAGTATCGGCACGAAAACCTTCAAATATAGCATTATCAACATATATTCTTTTTAAAACTTCTTCTAATATATATTTATTATGTATAAATACAGGGTTTAATTCTAATTTATTAGCGATTTCTGTTTTTAAAATACGTGGATCTAAATTTTGTCCATATTTTTGACATAAATATTTTGCAACTTTTTTAATTGGTTGTGTTATTGCACTATTATGTACAGATTGTGAGTCTGCATAAATAGTACCTTTTGGACCATTTGTTTTTGGCGGAGTTGGTTTAACTTGTAATTGTGTACGTCTTAGATAATTAAGTAAATCTTCTCCATCTTTTTTACTAAATTCTAGTAAAATATCGACAAGTTCCATTAAAACACTGTTATTAATATTATTATTTTGCATGACCATTTTCTTTATGGAATCAATAATATGTGATTGTTTTGGAACAAGCCGTCGATCTTTATGTCCATAAGTTAAAAGAAATCTATAACTTAAAATACGTGTTGTATTTGTATAATCAGAAGGAAAATTAAATATATCAATAGCTCTACATAGACCTTGATGTGTATAATTTTTAAAAATTTGAATATTCATTTATTATACACCAATAATTATAAATTATTCTAGATAACTTTGTAAATTGGTATTTTTAAACTATTTTTGAATTTAAAAATATTATTTTGATTATATAGATTATGTTACTATATTAAATAAATAAACTAATTATTTAAAATTGATTTTAAATGTTAAAATTTATATATTAATTAAAATGGTATACGAAAAAAAAGAATTGCCAATATCATATCAAACTCTGCCAGATGCTGATGGTTGTATTACTAGAACATCATTTAAATTTGGTAAACATGGTAAAATTATAAAAACTGTAAGTAAAATTAAAATGATAACAAAACGTGTATATAAATCCGCTATTGAAAGACAAAATAATTGGGTAAAATTTGGTCTTGCAGCAATAAGTAATGAAGGTGTTACGACTGTTTCAGATGAACTTATTTTTATGGAAGATCCTTTATCTTTAGAAAATAATGAAATTAACGAAACTAACGAAATTAATAAAAAAGAAAAAGAAATAATTATAGAAAAAAACATAACTAATAATGATACTATTAAAGATAAAAAGACTAAAATAATATGTAATATATGCAAAGGAGATCATTGGTCTAGAATATGCCCATCTAAAAATGAAAAAAATGAAAATATAATTACAACACCAGAAATTGAAAAACATATAGTTGTAAGAGTTTTAAATGTTGCAACAGATGTAACAGAACCAGATTTATATGAGTTATTTTCTTGTATAAGAAATATACAATATATATACATATTAAAAGATTTTGAAACTAGAATGTCAAGAGGTGTGGCATATATAGGTTTTAAAAACATAGAAGATGCTGAGATGTGTATTAGTAAATTTAATAATTTTGGATATAATTATTTATTATTAAAACTCGAATTAGCAAATAATGTTTAATTTTATACTGCTATCCTTTAGTTTTTAAAAATGATGTAAATTTATATTTTCTTAACTTAGATTTAGGTTAAGAAAAATGCGATCAAAAAGTTTGAGACTAGAGGTTATTTATAAAATTTCATTTAATTTTTCTATTTGTGATTCTGTTAAAATTTTATTATTATAATCGATAGTAAATTTTAGATATAAATTTCCAAAATCTCCTCTCCCATTAGGTAAACCTTTTTTACTTATAGAATATTTTTTAGTTGGATTAATTATACCTAATGTTTTTGTGTCTATTGTAAATTCATTTTCAAAATGAGGAACTAATATATTTTTACCTACAACAGATTCTTTAAAAGTTATATTATTTTCATATATTAAATCAGCCCCATTTCTCTTAAAAAATATACCTTCATCAATTTTAACTGTAATAATAAGATCACCTATAATTTCGTTTTCATTTTTAGGATATTCACCTAAACCTTTATATGTAAATTGTTTTTCATTTTCAACACCTTTTGGTATTTCAATTTCAACTTTATTTGAAAGAACTGTAAAACCTTTATTATTACATTTTTTGCAATTTGAAGTATCTTTAATAATTCCAAAAGCATTACAATTTTGACATGGTTGTTCTTGTATAACTTGCATAATACTTATATTAATAATTTGTTTTACAGTACCTAATCCATTACATTTAGGACATTTTTTATTACAACTTTCACATTTGACATCTTGTTTTATATTTAATGTTTTTTTCAAACCAAAATAAACATCATATAAAGTTATTTTCAAATTATGATATGTATCAACTTTTTTCTTTTGATTTCGAAATATAAAATCAAATGGTACTTCACCCATACCACCAGGAAAACCACCCATTCCTCCTGGAAAACCACCCATTCCTCCTGGAAATCCCCTCATACCACCAGGAAATCCACCCATACCACCAGGAAATCCCCCCATACCGCCAAACATATTTTGCATTGGATTATCATATTCTTGTCTTTTTTGTTCATCTGATAATGTTTCATAAGCAGTTTGAATTTTCTGAAACTTTTCAGTATCACCTCCTTTATCAGGATGATGTTGTTTTGCAAGTTTTTTATATGCTTGTTTTATTTCTTCTTGAGAAGCATTTTTTTCTATTTCTAATATTTTATAATAATCTGACATTTTATAATAATAATTTATTGCTTTAACTCATTTTTTAGGTTATATAATAGATTTTTAATCTTTGTCTCTGTAAATTTACATCATAAATATTTTCTTAATCTGTATTTTATGTTAAGAAAAATGTAATCAAAAATCTGGAAACTAAACTAATACTTACAAAAATTACTTTATTTGAAATTATCGTTTAAATTTATTTATTAAATGTTTAAATAAATATAAATGACAGTTAAAATTGCTTATTGTTTTTTATTATATGATCAAATAATACATAATGAAATATGGGAAAAATATTTTAATAATAATCAAACATATAATATATATACTCATATTAAAACAGTAAATGACAATACACAAGAATGGGTTATCAAAAATAGAATTCAAACCATAGATACTGAATGGTGTAATATCAGTCTTGTTTATGCTTTTATAAATTTATTAAAAGAAGCCCTAAAAGACAAAGACAATAAATATTTTATTTTTCTTTCAGGGGAATGTATCCCTCTTTATAATTATACATATATATATAAAAATATAACTGCAAATAAGAAATCAATAATGAATTATTGGAAAAGATCTTCTGGATTTTATAAAGCTTCACAATGGATGATTCTTACTAGAAAACATGCAAAAATATTAACAAAAATGAATAAAGATTTTATAAATGAATATGAAGAAGATTTTAAAGATTGTCCAGATGAATACTATCCGATAAATTGGTTTATAAAATCAAACTTAAAAAATGAAATAAAAAACAAAGTAACAACATATGTTACATGGTATAATGAAAATGCATCAGGACCTTCAAGACTTAATTATCCACAAATGTTAAAATACAAAAATGAAATAAAAGAATCAGGAGCATTATTTGCAAGAAAATTTAACAAAAAAGCAGCTAGAAATTTATATAATAACTTAATACCTTAATTAAACCTTTATTTAATAAAATAAAAAATGATTTTAATACAAGATTTATTGTATTAAAATTAGTAACATGTCTAAAAAAGATACTGTATTTATTTACAACTGGTTTATTGATAATAAAGATGAGGATACAACGAAACTACGTGCATATGCTTTAGACAAAAATAATAAAAATATTTGTTTACATGTTTCAGATTTTACACCATATGTTTATATTGAATTACCTCAAAATATTGAATGGACTGAAAGGAAAGCTCAATTATTAGGCAATAAATTAGATGAGGAATTAGGGGAACATGCACCTTTAAAAAAGTGTTTAATTATGAAACATAAATTATATGGAGCATATATTAATGAAAAAACTGGAAAAAGAAAGTTGTTTCCATATTTATTTTGTTCTTTTGCGAGCAGAATGCATATATCACGTTATTTAGGGCCAAGATTAAGAAGAGCTATAAATGTTCAGGGAGTTGGATATGTAAAAATGAAAATACATGAAGGTGATGCAGATCAAATTTTACAACTTGTTTCATGTAGAGATATTCCGTCTGTAGGATGGGTCAAATTTATTGGAGAAGAATTGACAGAAGATGAGAAAATAACATATTGCGAACACGAGTATAATGTGAAATGGAAAGGTTTATATAATGCAGATAAAAATATGGTAGGACATCCATTAATAATGGGTTTTGATATCGAAGTTAATTCAATGAATCCAGCAATGATGCCAAAAGCTAAAAATCCAGGAGATAAAGTATTTCAAATATCTTGTGTTTTTAATCGTGAAGGAACAAATGAAAATGAATTATATTTACTAACTTTAGGACAAGCAAAAGCTGAAATTATAGAAATTGATGCAAAAGTATTTTCTTATGATACAGAAGCTGAATTATTAAAAGCATTTACACAATTAGTACAAGAAAAGAATCCAAATGTAATTTGCGGTTATAATATATTAGGTTTCGATATTCAATATATGATAGATCGTGCAAAGTTAAATTATTGTATTAGCGATTTTGATAAACTTGGCTTTCATAAATTTAATCATTCACAAGAAAAGAAAATTAAATGGTCATCTTCTGCTTTTAAAACACAAGAATTTGATTATTTAGATGCGGAAGGTAGAATATTTGTAGATCTGTTACCACTTATACAAAGAGATTACAAGTTTAGCAATTATAAATTAGGGACTGTATCACAAGAGATTTTGAAAGATGATAAGAAAGACGATTTATCAATTAGAAAGATGTTTAAGTATTATAGAATTGGAACTAAACGAAAGAAAGATGGAACATATTCAAATAAAGCAATAAAAGCAATGAGTTTAATTGGTAGATATTGTTTGAAAGATTCTGAACTTTGTGTGAAATTGATGAAGAAAATGGATACTTGGACAGGATTAACAGAATTCGCAAAAACAGTTAATACAGGAATCTTTGGTCTTTATACACAAGGACAACAAATCAAGGTATATAGTCAGGTATATAAATATTGTTTACAGAATAATATAGTAGTTGAAAAAGATGGATATGTTACAAAAGAAGGAGAGAGATACGCAGGGGCACATGTGTTTCCTCCAGTCCCGGGACTGTATGACAGGGTACTTCCTTTTGATTTTTGTTTAACAGGTGATACATTAGTTACATTATCAAATGGTACATCAAAGCGTATTGATTCTTTAAATAATGATGAACTAGTTTTGGGTTATAATAAAGAGGGATTTCAAAATTTTTCAACAATAAATGGTTTACAAAAAAAAGGATTAAAAGAAACTATAAAAATTTATTTAGAAGATGGAAAAACTATAACATCAACACCTGATCATAAATTTATGCTAGAAAATGGCGAATGGTGCAGAGCAGATGAATTAAAAGATAAATATGTAATGGCGGGAATAGAATATCCAGAAGATATAAAATGCAATCTCGAACATGGTTGGAAATTAGAAGTAGACGATTATACTTTTACAATGGAGTTAGAAGAAGAAAGAAATAAAAGTTTAATATTTGCAAGAATAATAGGGTATATATTATCAGATGGTTCTATTTATAAAACTGGAAAATATGAAAGAAAATGTTCAGAAGCTTATTTTGGAACGTTAATAGATGCAGAAAATTTTAAAAATGATATCAAAAAGTTATCAAAAATAGACTTTTCAATTCGAAAAAGAGAAACAGGAGATATAGAAAGATCTAAAAAAGGAACTACATTTTCTATTGCTTTACCATCATGTATTAGCAAAATGATTCATTCGTTAGATGATATTATAATTAGAAAAAGGAGTACACAGTCTATAAAATTGCCAAAATTTATATTAGAAGATAATTGCCCATTATCTATTATAAGAGAATTTTTAGGAGGATTATATGGTGGAGATGGAACAGCTCCATTTATTTGTAAAAGAGATACATTTGGAACTATATCTTTCAAATGGACAACAATTGAAACACATGTAGATTCTTTAATAAATGTATTTAATCAAATAAAAGATTTACAATTAAAAATCGGAATAACTTCTATTATATATAAACCTATATTAATACAATATGAAAATAAAAAAATAATCCCATGCGATATTAAAGAAAATCCTAGATATGATGTACAGTTATCTATTTTATTAGAAGATATATATATATTTTCACAAAAAATAGGATTTAGATATTGTATAAATAAAACTTGTAAATTACATATAGCTTCATCTTATATTGGAATGCGTATTAAAACAAGAGAACAACATTCATTTGTTGTAAATAAAACTAATGAATTAATTCATGAAAATATAAAGAATGTTTTTTCAAGAAAAAAAAATCAACCTACATTTAAAAGTTGTTTAGAAATAGCTAGAAATGAATTAATTAAAAATGAACCATCTATTAATGTCTATTCTTTATCTTCTTTATATGATATAGGATATCAAAGAGGTGAAATTGTAAGACATTCAGATAAACCTAGAAAATTAACATTAAATAAGAAAAAATTTCCAAGTTCTAAACAATATTTATTAAATACAGGGACTGATAATTGGTTTGCGAAAGATAATTATAAAAATGTTTACGCTGTTAAATCAGATGACTTATTTATACCTAGTTTTAAACAAAAAGTTATTGATATTCGACCTAATGGTATTCAAGAAGTTTTTGATATTGAAGTAAATGAAAGTCATAATTTTTTGGCAAATGGAATTGTTACTCACAATTGTAGTTTATATCCTACTACAATGATAGCCTATAATTTCGATTATTCAACTTTAGTTCCGGATGATAGCAATATTCCAGATAGTAAATGTAATGTTATTAAATTCAGCGACCATTGGTCATGTGAACACGATCCCAAGGTAATTAAAGTAAACGAAATAAATAAACAAATCGACAAGCAAAATAAATATTTAAAAGAATTAAGAGCAGAAAGAGATAAGAAATGTAATAAATTATCTAGAGATGAGTTTGTTAAAGAAATTGCTAAAAAATTAGAAGAATTAAAACCTCTTAAAGAAGAACGTGCTAAAATCAAGAAAACGATTTTAAAGAAATCGTTATGTGGCGAAAGATATTATAGATTTTATAAAGAAGAAAAAGGAGTTGTTCCAACTATTTTACAAAATCTTTTAGATGCACGTAAAAATACAAGAGTAGAAATCAAGAAAAACAAAAAAGAAATAGAAGAACTTATGAAAAATTTAACAGAAGAAAACAAGATTAGGATAAATGATTTAAAGATATTAAATGGAGTTTTAGACAAAAGACAATTAGCATATAAAGTAAGTTGTAATAGCGCATACGGAGCTTATGGAGTCCAAAAAGGTTATTTACCATTCATGCCTGGTGCAATGGCTACCACATATATGGGTAGAACAAATATTGAAATAGTTGCAAAAACGATTCAGGAAAAATACGGGGGAGTTCTGGTGTACGGTGATACCGATAGTAATTACATTACTTTTCCCCATATTACAACTGCACATGAATCTTGGAATTATGCAGAAAAAGTTGCAGAAGAAGTATCAGAATTATTTCCAAAACCAATTTCTCTTGCTTTTGAAGAAGCAATTTATTGGCAATTTTTAATTTTAAGTAAGAAACGTTATATGTATAAATCATGTGGAAAAGATGGTGTAGTTAACCAAAAGATTGGGAAAAAAGGAGTATTACTTGCAAGGAGGGACAACGCGGTTCTGGTCAGAACTCTATATGAACAGGTCATTGATAAAGTATTTGATAAAGTTAATAGAGATGAAGTAATCTATTTTATACTTCAAGAAATTAATAAAATATTCAGCCATTCTGTCGATTATAAAAATTTTGTAGTTACTAAAGCTGTTGGTGATACTGGTGGATTTAGTGAAAAATCAAAAGAATCTCAATATGTTATTCCGTTTAAAGATGAAAAAGGACGTATTAAAGGTAAAATTGGTACTTATACAGTCCCACTTCTTTCAGAAAATCCAAAAGAACGTGAATCACAATTGAAAAAGAAAAATGCAACAACAGCAAAAGAATTTTATGAAAAATGTTTACCAGCTCAAGTTGTTCTTGCAGAAAAGATTAAAAGAAGAGGAGGTAGAGTAGAAAATGGAGCTCGATTAGAATATTTAATTGTAGAAAGTAGCGAAGGTCATAAAGGAAAACAATATGAGAAGATAGAGGATTTTGATTATTTTAAACTACATAGTCATATTATAAAGGTAGATTATTTCTATTATTTAGAAGTGATGATTAATCCACTTGATGAGGTTTTAAATGTAGTTTATGGAAAACATGATCCAGACTATCCATATCAGTTTGTTAAAAACTTTACACAACAACAGTTTGATTTCAGATATAAAGTAAGAGAAAAAGTAATTAATGAATTAAAATCGTTATTTCGACCAAAGTTATGGTTTGTAGTATGAAATGATAAATTTTTAAACTTAATAATAGTTTAAAAATTATTCTAAATTTAACGTGTATAACATATTTAATAAAATTTTAAAGGATCTAGAAAAAATCTACACCTTTTTAACAATGGGGTTTGCAAAACCAAAGGGGTTTAGTTTTCTAAATTGCTATTTAAAAAAATAAATTTATATACAAATGGAACTAATTAAACAAATTGATGAAACAATTTCATTTGATGAAAAAAATATTCGTGTAATAGGAACATATGATGATCCTTGGTTTGTTGCAAAAGATATTTGTCAAATTTTAGATATTAAAGATGTAAGTATGGCGTTAAATAAACTTTCTAATAATTGGAAGGGTACCAAAGTTATTGGTACCCTTGGAGGAAGTCAAGATATGAGGATAATTAACGAAGCAGGACTTTATAAACTAATAATGAGGTCAAATAAATCTATTGCAGAAAAATTCCAAGATGTAGTTTGTAAAGAAATTTTACCTTCGATAAGAAAAAAGGGTGAATTTAAACTTCAAAAAATATTAGATGAAAAAGACAAAGAATTACAAAGTAAAGATAAAAAAATTAAAAATTTAGAGAATAAGGTAGTAAGTAAACAAAATAGATTTCAATATACAGATAAAAATTGCATTTATATTTTATCAACTGATATTCATTTGAAAAATAGAACATATATATTTGGAAAAACTGTTGATTTAACTAATAGACTAGGTTCTTATAATAAAACAATTGAACATCACGTAATATATTCAAAAGGTTGTAAAAGTTTTGAACATATGAATGTTATTGAAAAAATGGTTTTATATAAACTAGATAAATACAGAGAATGCGCTAATCGAGATCGATTTATTTTACCAGAAGACAAAGATATTGAATTCTTTTTAGATGTAGTTGATGACGCTATTGAATGGTTCGATGATATTGATGATTATGTACATTCTTATACAGATGAAGAATTATTGTTAACAAACACAGAACTAAAGGAAAAATATTTACAAGATATAAAAGATAGAGAAGAGTTATTAAAAAATAACAAAAGTAAATCAGATAAAAATTACAGAGAAAATAACAAAGAACAAATATCAGAAGCTAATAAAAATTACAGAGAAAATAACAAAGAACAAATAGCAGAAGTAAAAAAAGATTATTATGATAATAATAAGACTAAAATATTAGAAAGCCAAAAAGATTATTATGAAACTAATAAGACTGAAATATTAGAAAGACAAAAAGAATATCATACAGTTAATAGAGAAATTATTAATGAAACTCGTAAAGTACTAAGAGAAGAAAATAAAGAAAAGATTAAGGCGCAAAAAAAAATTTACCGTGAAAAATATAAAGATGAAATAAATAGAAAACAAAAAGAAAAAAGACTTCAAAAAGAAAATGAACGTATTGAATGTGTATGTGGAATGAAACTAAAGTTATTGAGTAGTAAATCGAAAAAACATTTAAATTCGAAATTCCATCTAAAATATATTGAAAATCTTAAACTAAAAACTCTGTAGTAATATAAAAAATAATTATAACGAACCAAAATTATGATTTGTTGTCTTAAATAAAAATTTTAAACTTAATTTACGTTTAAAATTTTTAGAACTTCTTATTTATAGGAAATTTATGTACCAGGACCAATAATATTTCTATAAAATGTATTTGCAAAAATTTTACCAAATCTTGATAATGTTTCACCAGTATATGTAATACCATATGTTATCTTCTGACTTATTTTTGGAATTAAACCTGTTCTAGGAGACAAACTATTAATTATAGCTAACATTATTAAAATACTTGTGAGTAATATGAATATTGTTCCTAAATTATTGACAACTAAAAAACTTTTTATAAACGTTCCCATTCCAGTAAGAGTACTACTGAATGAATATGATAGAATAATACCGCCATACCATAATATATTTCCAATTATATAATATGAAAGGACAAATATATTTGTTATTCCTGAACCAATTAAATAGCCTATATTTGCGCTTATATTTCTAAAAAAATCATTGATATTAATTTGTGTAGGAAGTAATTTTGTAATTGTTGTTTTTAATTCGATAAATTGAGAAATTATTTCGTCTTTATTTGATATATAAGGCCAAAAACATATAACTACTAATAAAAATATTATTAAAGTAAACAATGTTTTATATATACTATTTTGTTCTGAATTATCAGATTTCATTTGAATATTTTGTTGTAAATTAGTTTTCATATTAGAAATCATTTGTAAATATTTCGAGTATGTTTTTTTATCCTTTATTTTTTCTAAATCAATTTTTATATTTTTATTTATTTTATCAGTAATATCATCTATATTTTGAACATCTTTAGGTTTGATAATAATGGGTTGCTCTATAGGAATAATAGATTGTTCTGTAGGAACAATTGTTTGATTTATAGGCTTGATAGTTTCAACTATAGGAATAATTGTTTGTTTAAGTGATTTTATGGTTTGTTTGCGTTTAGGTGTTTTTTGTTTTTTAAAATTTAACTTAAGCTTTACTTTTTTAGATTTTTTAGATTTTTTCTTTTTATTCATTTATTTATATGTATATATTTTTATTTAATATTGTATTTATACATCAACCTCTATCATTATAAAATTAATGAGTGCAATAATCTTGATCCATTTCTTTAGTTGGATCATATATTTTTAATTCTGCTGATTTTTTCAATAATGCGTCAAATATATCATTAAAATTTTTATCATGTCCTACTGTTGTACTTAAACAATGTGCAAGTTCATGTAAAAATACGAATAAAAGTATATTATTATCATAATATTCACCATTTTTATCTTTAAGACATAAAAACACTTTTTCTTTATTAATTGTATATGATTTTTCACCTTTAAAAACTGATATTTCATCAAAAAGTTCACGTTTATTTATAATATCTAAATAACCTTCATGTTTAATATCTTTAGAAAATAAGGGTTTTAGAAGTTCTTTTAATTCCGATAATTTTGGATCATCTTGAAGAGTATATTCTTCTATATTTGTTGTGATAACAACTAGTAGTCCAATTATAAATAAAACTAAGAACCCTGTTTTTATAGTATATTTTTTGATAAATGAAGACATAAGTATGAATATGCCTATAACAAATAATATTAAAATACATTTTCCGAAACTAATTTCCATATTTAATTAAGGTGTAGAAATTAAAAATTAAAAATTGAAATTTATTTTATACTATATATAAGTCTTTTAGATATGGAATTTATTGAAGATGATGAATATTTGCGAGAAAAGGGTGTAGAAGCCTTAAAAACATTTTTATCAAAAGAACAAAACGTTAAGACAATTGAAAAAAACGTATATGAAAATGGTAATCAAAAAAATTATCTTTTAAATATGTATGAAATTATTAATGATATCAATTCAAATATTAAGTTAAATACAATACTTTCAAATGTTAAAAACGGAAAATTAGATTGGAAATTTGATTATCTTAAAGATTATATCTATGAAGAACAAGAACAAGATAATTTTATTATAAAACCTTTTGAAGTTGAAGAAGGTGTTCTAGAATGCAAATGCGGATCAAAAAGAGTATATAGTTATGCGAAGCAAACTCGTGGGGGAGACGAGAGCACCAGCACTTTTGCTGAATGTATGCAGTGTAAGAAAAAGTGGGTTTATTCTGGTTGATTAGAAGATAATTAAATATATACAGAATTGAGAATAAAATCATTATATATAAATATAATGATTTTTAAGCACGAAATATAGTTATAAAATTATTTGAAAATTAAATAATAAAATTTGAATAATTTAAAAAAACATCAATTAAAATAAAAATGAATGATGTTATTAATGAACAAATAAAACAAATGTATGCAAAAGCTTTTTATGATATTATAGATGAAACTATAAATTCAGATAAACCTGATTATGATTGGATTGTTTCTTTATATACAGAAATTAAAGAAAGAATTATAAAATATATTAGAAAAGATTGTAAAGTATATAAACAAATTGATGATGATTTTGATATAAAACTCTTTAAACAAATGATTGAATATGATGTTTTTAATTATGAATCTTTACTTAAATTAATAAATAATACTTTTTATTGGATTAAACATCTTCAAGCACCTATTCGAGATGAGATGACTGAAGAAGCAAAACAAAGAATTTTAAATAGTCAACCAGAAAAAATGGTTTCTACATTTATAAAAGAAGTAAATACATGTTTAGATATTCTTGATGAAGATTTAATTAATTATATCAAAAAAGAAAAAGATGTATTATAATTAAAATTGATTTTTTAAACTCGATATCAATTTAAAATAAAAACAATATGTTTAAATTGATTGATGGTTTAATTTATTTTATATTTCCTATAATACAAATTATAGTTACAAATATATTTTCAAATGCATTAGATTGTAAAAATGCATTTATAAGAATAAATGTGTGGTTAAATATTGATGCTATACTTACTATTTTAACAGGAATAAACATATACTATTATATTGAACAAGATAGAAGAAATTTATGTGAAATTATAACTACTGTATTTTATTATGTATTTGGCTTTTTAAATATTCTATGGTTTATATTAGGAATAATAGATATTTTTAACAATTGTATTATGTATGAACCAAATGATGTAAAATTTTATCTTATTCTTTCTTTAGGAGGTGTTTGTTTTTTAATTTATAAAATATTTGTAGTTAAAAAACGCGATAGAAGACCATTATTAGATATAGATAATTTGTAAATACATCAGATATTAAAAATTGAATTCTTAAAATCTAAGTTTTTAACCTTTAATATCCATTTTGATGTAAATTTACATCATAAAAATTTTCTTAACCTTAATTTTAGGTTAAGAAAAAATGTAATTTTTAAATTAGTTATAATTTAAAAACTACGCAATCATGTCTGCTTTTATAGTTGGATAAAATGAATAATCAATAATTTTAAAATCGGTATATGAAAGTTTTTCAATATCTTCTAATTCTTTCATTTCTGGTAATTCTATTTTTGGAAATATATAAGGTATTCTTGATAATTGTTCTTTTACAGAATCTTTATGATTTCCATAAATATGAGCATCTCCTAAAGAAAGATTAAAATATCTTGGAGTTAATCGAGTTAATTTTGCGATTATATGCAGTAGTAAAGAACTTGAGGCTATATTAAATGGTAAACCTAAAAATAAATCGGAACTACGATTATAACAGAACATATCTAAAAATTCATTTTGAACATAGAACTGAATAGTAATACTATGACACGGATATAATACACCTAAATGTGCTTGTGCTGGATTATATACTGTTAATAATATTCTTCTAGAAGTTGGGTTTAATCTTATTTCTTTTATTACATTTTGCAATTGATCTATTCCAGAATCTAATGTAAGTTCAGAATTAAAATATCTCCATTGATAACCATACATTGGACCCATTTCTCCTTCTTTTCTATCTTTAAAACCATTTGCATCTAAAAACTCACGTGAAGTATTACCTTTCCAAATATTAATATTTTTTTCTTCTAGTTTCTTACTATCTGTTTCTCCTCTTATAAAAAAGAGTAATTCTTCAATAATACCTTTTGTAAACATTTTCTTTGTTGTTAAAAGAGGAAAACCATCTCGTAAATCAAATTTTAGATGTCTACAAAAATCTGAAATAACTTCACCGTTTCTTCCAATACGTCTTTCTCCATTTTTCAAAACATCTTCAATAAGATTTAAATATTGTTTTTCGCCATATTTTTTATAAATCATTTCATAATGTGTAAAAGATTCATATTTGTCTTTTTTTATAATATAAAAATCTTTTAATAAATCAAGATTAAAATATGTATCACAATCATATTCTTGGTTAATAAAAGAAATATGAACTGTAATATTTTCTTTATATGTTTCAAAAACTTGTTTATATATTTCTCCACCTCCAATAATAAATATTTTCTTTCCAAAATTAATAACTTCTTTAATAGCTTTGTCTAATGATGTAAAAATCCAAGCCATATTTTTGTCGGTATTTAATGTTTTAGAATTTCTCGATATACAAAAAATACTACGGTCTGAAAGAGAAGGTAGAGTTTCAATTGTTTTTCTTCCTCCAATTATAGAGGTATTCATTGTTTTTTCTTTAAATATTTTTAATTCTTCAGGGATATTCCAAGGTAATTTTCCATTTTTTCCAATACCACCATTTTTATCAACAGCCAAAATAACGTGTATCATTTTAAATTTAAAATATAAATATTAATTTATAAATCAATTTTAGATTTTCTTTTAGATCTGCTTTTAGATCTTCTTTTAGATTTGCTTTTAGATTTGCTTTTAGATTTGCTTTTAGATCTTCTTTTAGATTTGCTTTTAGATCTTCTTTTAGATTTTCCATCTGTTTTTTCATCTATTAATTTAATTTTTTTAATAGAGTCTTCTTCTGTTTCTTCTATTTCTTCTCTTTTTCGTGTTTTAGATTCTCTATTAATTTCAAAACATGCATTTAATTTACTTAAATATTTTTCATCTGTTTTAATATATTGATTTATATCATTATATAATTTGTCTTCATCATCATATATAACTTTCTTATAATTATATATATCATACCCAGAAATTTTACAAAAATTATAAATTTTATCTTGTAATTCTGGATAATTAAATAATGATATATATAAAGTATATAATTCAGAGATAGGATGGCAATTTAAATCAAATTCTATAAAACTTGGATCAATCATAACTAAACAATATTTATTATCTATTTTTTTATATCCAATATTCATAGCTGTAAAATCATTATGTCTTATATTATTTTCACACATAGATTTTAATAGAAAAAGTATTGAATTAAATAATTCATTAATTTCTTCTTCTGTTAAAATATGTTCTTTTAAAAGCTGTATTAAATCACCATCTAATTTTTCCATAACAATTCCAAATTCTTCTACATCATTGATTATTATATTTTTTATTCCAATATATTCAACTGTTATATCCGGTAATATATTATTAAATTCTTCAATAAGGGTTGAATCTTCGAGTGTTATTTTATATTTATCATATCCACCTTCATATTCATCAGGATATGTATCATTAAATATTTTTATTGCAAATTTTTCCATTTTACCTTTTATTTCAATATCAATATCATAAACAGATGCAAATTGACCCTTTCCTAATATATCGCCTAATTTATAAGTATTTTTAAAATCTTTTGCTATATTTTCGAGGTCTGTTTTATAATTATGAAGTTCCATTTAATTTATAATTAAATATTAAATTAAATATTTAATTAAATATTTAATTTAATTTATAATTAAATATTTAATTAAGTTAAATGACAATATGTACAAAAGATGTTGAAACCTCAGATTTAAATATTATATATTATGTAAATGATATTTATGTAAGAACAAACTGTATACTTAGACAATTTATGAATACAAAAGATATATTTGAGGCAAATGAAATTGTAGATGGTATGTATTTGGGTAATATAAATTCAGCTTATGATATTGAAAAACTTAAAGAAATTGGTATTACACATATTATTTCGGTTTTAGCAGGTTTTATTCCCCCATATCCTAATGATTTTAAATATTTACAGTTAAATGCTCTTGATACAATAAATACAAATCTTTTTGAAGAATTTGACATAACAAATCAGTTTATAAATGAAGCTTTTGAAGATAAAAATAATAAAATTTTAATACATTGTATGGCTGGTAGATCACGTAGTGCTACTATTCTTTCAGCATATATGATAAAAACATTTGGATTTAAAACTGAAAACACTTTAAATGCTTTAC